GATAGGCCTTCAAGCAGAGCTTCCTTTGTCTCGGACCATCTTTCATTTAATAACTGTGACATTTATGTCTCCTTGAATTATAGTTATTTTAGACCCGCTAACTTGCGGATATCTAAGATATTATCTAAGCCTACCTGGGGCTGAGTCTTCACTTCGCGATCGCCTGTAACAATTGTGCTTTCAGTTAAAGTCTCTTTTGAAGTTTCTTTTTTCTTTACAGCACCTTCCATTACGGCGGGTAGGTATTTGTCAAATGCTGCAGATAATTTGGAAGTTTGTACACTTTCTAATAAGCTGCGCATTAATTCTCTCTTGTCAGCACCTAATGGAGCTAACATTTCACTTAACATAGCTTTACGTTCTGCAGAATCTTTTGCAACGCGAATTTCACGTTCCTTAGATTCAACCAACGCTGCTTTTTCATTTAAAGCAGATTTTGCTTCAGCAAGTGCTAAATCTTTCTTCTGGATAATCTTCAACAATTTACTTGTTTCAGATTTTTCATTTAGATAAGATGTAGAATATTCTGTTGCAAATGCTTCAAATAAACGACGACCAAAGTCATTGTTTCGAGCGTTTGAAATATCTTCCTTCAATTGCTTGATTTCGGATTTTAATTTCTTATTAACTGTACTTTCAACAACTTGAGCACTACGTTTAATAAACTTAACTTTAATATCATCGAACTTAGCTTTAGCTTCCTTCATTAACTTAACTTTCGTTGCAGCTAAATCACGTTTATCCTGAGAGAACTCAGTAATTTCTTTTGCCAATGCGTGTACGATGAACTGTTCTAACTTAGAAAAATTCTCAGCAACTTTTTTACGATCGCTTTGGAATTCAACTAATTCTTTTCCTAGCTGACGCATGATGAATGATTCTAATACCTTAGCATCTTTCTTCATTTTGCCTTCGTAAGCAACACGAGCATTAACTAGTGATTGCTTATCTTCAGCAAGTTCAGCCATTTCGGCGGCCAATCTCTCGCTCAACATCCGATCAATTGCTTCAACCATAACACTTTTATCATGTGTATATTTTTGTGCGAATTCTTCACGAAGTTCAGCGGTGATTTGATCGCGATTCTCTTGAATTTTAGCAGCAAAAGCAGATTCGACCATTGATTTAGTTTCTTCTGTCATTACGCCTGATTCTACTAATTGTTTGAATGCGTCCAACATCACTTCTCCCTTTAAGGTTATTTCAAACCTTTAATAATATTCAGCATCGCCTCACGGAGATACTGTTGAGTTTTTGGATCTTGTTTACTCTCCTGCGCTACCCTAAATGCTCTATTACCACCTCTTGCGTTCATTAAGTGTTCATAGACTGGAGTAGGATAAGCTCCTGGCGCGGAAGGTTGGGCTACTATATCGACTGTAATTATCTCGAAATCAGCTACTTCGCCAGAGCGTTCGTCAACGTTACCGCTGCCGCGACTGCTGACGCCGAGTTTTACACCGGATTCAAGCATAGTACGAATTAAGTTGCCCATTGGAGTGGGAAGAATTTTCATCTTCCCATATCCATTAGGACCGTCCATCCACATATCTGTGATCATGTGACTTACACGGTCTAAATTTACTTTAAGATCATCTGGATGATCTACCTCACCTAATACGGAGTAACCGTTTTGTATTTGATCGTTCAGAGTTTTGACAGCATTGGTAATTTCGCCGACTGGATAAACCCGCTGATTAGCGTTGCGAATACCACCTTGGATGGCAATGCCTTTAAGATAAAGGTTTTTGCCATCCTTATCGTCTGACTCGAGTTGTACTCGAGCTTGATCAAAACTTAGATTCTCTCTAAGGTAAGATAGTTGTTTCATCCTTATTCCTTACTTAGGTAGAACGTTTTTGTCGTTAACGTTCTGCTCTTTGCTTGGCTTCTTTGTGCTCTTATCGTAGCCCTTGGTCTGCTTACCGTCAACATTTAATGTGCTGCCGTCTGTAAACTTACCCTTGACTCCGCCTGCGAGACTCTTGGACTCAGGACCCATATTGGTCTTGGTTCCGTCTTCGCTTGAGCCTTTTCCGCTTTGGGCAATGTTCTTAGCAGTTGCCTTTGTAACAGGACGATCTGAAGGATTTGCATTGATTGAGCTCTTTGCATTTACCTTTTCTTCGCCTGGGCTTCCGGAAGTGTAGTCCTTCTGCTTGCCGCGAACTAATTCACGATATTCACGAACAAATGATTCGTCAGCGGCTTCTTCGTCGTCAGCTTCTTCGCTGTCTTCTTCGCTGTCTTCCTCATCTTTTTCGTCACCGAATTCTTCTTCATGTTCTTCGTGGCCCATTAGATCACGGAACATATTTTCTAATTCTTCTAACTCGTCCTTAACATCCATAACGTCGGCTTTGGTTGCAGGTGCGTCTAAATCGCCACCCATGTGCTCTTCTCCGGCATCGTGCATGCCAGGTGCGTCGTGATCAACAACGCTGTCTACGAATTCATCAGCAGGATCTCCGCCGATTTCCATCATGCTTTCTTCTTCATCGCCAAAACCTTCTTCAACGGACTCGTCATCTTCTTCACGTGCTTCGTCCATTTCTTCGTCATCTTCTTCTGTAGATTCGTCAACGGACTCGTCATCTTCTTCACGTGCTTCGTCCATTTCTTCGTCTTCATCTGATTCTTCAGCAATTAGATTTTCATAAATGCTGCGTGATTTTTCTACTACGATTTCATGGAAAAGCTCATTAGCCTTCTCATGCTCTTCGTTAACTAGGTAGTCTAGTAACTGTTCAAACTTGTTAGACATTGCGGGTTCTCCTTATTTTTAAAAACTTGGCAAGGCTGTCAACTGATATTTACAGCCATTCAGGAATACTTATGCGAAATAGGCCAAAAACGACTCGTTTTGACCTTGATGAGGATAGAAAACGTCTAAAAGTTTTAACTTTTAGACAGGAGCACCAGCTTCCGGTGCAGGCGCAGCGTACATCAGTCTAACAAGTTCAGATTCTTCTTTTTGCTCACGCTCTCTTGCGTCGCCTGCTTTACGTAGCTCGTTGAGCATGCCTAGCGTTAGGCGCAATGTTTGTTTGCGCAGATCAGTATCTTTTAGAATAGAGCTATCATGAGCAGAATCATAACGACCGGAGTCGGTCATTTCGGATTCGTTATCTCTAAAGTAAATGAACTCGTTTAACAGCATACCGATATTTAGTCCAGATTACGTTGGACTGCTTGGAGGAGCAGCACCGGGTGCTGCTCCGGGCGCAGCGCCTGTATCTTGTGTTGTATCCCCCATTTGCAGTGCATCAGATCCAGTATCGCTTTGCGATAGCGTGTCAGCGGCCTGACCGAGCCCCGATGAACTGATGCCCATGCTACGCATTTCAGCCTGTGCGCTGAGATTAGTAGTAGCATCAATATTTTCTTCGCGCCATAATTTTTCATTTTCAGCGATTTCTTCAGCTGTTAAGCCCAAGAATCGCTTTAAACTAAATCTTTTGCTTAAAAAGGGGATTTCTGCAATAGCTTGATAGGTCTGTACGCGAGCAGTATCCATTTCGGCCTGTCTAAATGCTGCAAAATTTTGTGGAGGATTAAATTTTAGATCGAAAAGATTGCTATCAATATTGATACCTTTAGAATATAGATAGCTCTTAAACTCAACATCAAAATTCTCATTTACCAAACTCTGTAGGCGTTCGCAATACTTGTTGAAGCGAAGTTCTTGGATGTAAGCGGTACCTACTTTACCGTCATTAAACACAGCTTGGCTGTCATCTACACCGGTTGGCAGATAACTGCTAGGAATACGCAAGGCGCGCATTAATTTTTGTGTAAAGAATAAGAGATCGCTGATTTCGCCCAAATTCTGTCCGCCTTGTAGAATATCTACTTTACTGCCTCGACCTTCTGCAGTCTGTGGGAAGAAGTAGTCTTCGTTAATGCTAAGTGGGTTGTAACTAGAGTCAATAATACTTTGTCCGCCGCCTGTTACGCTAGGAATACGGCGTTGATTTACTTCGTTTTTAACACGTTCAACAAATGCCATTGCAAGATGGCTGGGCATGTTACCTACATCAATATAAAATACACGACGTTCAGGTGCACGTTGTACACGATAGATAATAATAGCGTCTTCTAACAATTCTTTCTGCTTGTAAACTTTAAAGCAGCTTTCCATTAGACTATTACCAAATGGAAAGTTATTGTCTAATCCTTCACTTAGGCTCAGATGAATTACGTGTTCTGCATCAATAGCCCACTGATTCTGATTCATTGAGAATCTGCTGCCTGTAGCCTGGGGATACGCGCCTACCATTCCGCGCTGTTGCGCGCCGCCAGTAACATAAGCAGTACCACCAGGAGTAGAATTTTGATTAGTAGGATTAATTTGTGTAACTGTTAAATTTTGAAAGTTAATGTTAATATCGCGTATAACATACTGTTCTGGTTTCTTGCCTTCGCTTTCATTAACAATAATTTTATCAATTTTGCTAGGGTCTATATAGAACCAGCTTTGTGTTTCTGGATCACGAATAAAGAAACAATCTCCGTACTTAAATGTATTACGAATGATTTTAAAAATTCTATTGCCAAACTTATTAAGTTTTGTCCACTGTTGTAGATACTTCTTGATAATTTTAACTTCAGTCGGAGTCGCTTGATCTTTAAAGAAAACCTGGAAAGGAGTTCCATTTTCATCATTCATCTGTGTGCAGAATTCTGCAAGGATGTCAAATGCGGCATTAATTTCTGGGTCGGTATCCATGGTGTCGTATTGACTATAACGTT